GGTAAAGAGCGTTGGGCATTGACAAAGTCCATAACGTATAGTATACTTGTCGCATTACTAGCTGTTCTAGTAATGACTATAATTGTTATTTTATTTTAAGGTATCACATGAAACGTATTTTGACTCTCTCCGTTCTTGCCGCGGCTGTGTTGGCAACAGGTTGTACACGTATTGAAACTGGTGAGGTTGGTCTCCGTGTTGGTTTTGACAAACAGGTTAGTACCGGTGAATTGCTTCCTGGATCTTTTAATCAAGTTATCATCGGTAGTGTTATGACATTCCCAATCAAAGAAGTTGCCGTCAAAGTTGACGACATTACTCCGCAGGCTAAAGATAATTCAACAATGAAAGACTTTGACTTGACTGTTATCTATAACATCAATCAAGCTCAAGTTGCTGAGATCTACAATAGCAAGAACAAAAGTTTCCACGCTGTTCATAACGGCGATACCTATTTGATGTATAACTACATCTTCAATGCCGCACGTAACGCAACCTACAAGGCCGCTCGCAAGTACGAAGCATTGGACATGGGCGATAACCGCACAGCAATGGAACAAGAGATCCGTGAAACTGTGGTTAAGACCTTGGCTGATGAAAAGTTGGACGGTACTATCTCTATTACACAAGTATTAATTCGTAGCATTATTCCAGCAGACTCTGTTGTGCTAAGTGCTAACGAATTGGTCAAAGCCAAGAATGAATATAAGACAGAAGAAGTCAAAGTGGCTACGGCACGTAAGCGTAATGAAAGTATGCAGGCCAACCCAATGGCTATTCCATTGCTGATGGCCGAAGCACAAGCAGAAGCCATGCGTAAGTTGCCAGATGCTATTGCCAACTTTAAAGGTCAAACACTAGTTATCAACGGCGTTGTAACACCCACTGTACAAACTAACGGAAAATAAAATGGAAGATCAACGCTGTTGCGGCAACGGTTCTTGTATCATTAATCTTGATGGCGAGTGTTGGTGCGGTCAGCGTTGGGATGGTGAAAAGATGTGCTTCCCAAAATTAGAAGAAACTGAAAATAAAGAAAAGGAAAAAGATGCCTAATTTAGTACCAATGGTTATTGAGCAAGAAGCTCGCGGAGAACGCAGTTATGACATTTACAGTCGTCTGCTTAAAGATCGTATTGTTATGCTCGATACAGATGTTAACGAACATTCTGCTAGTTTACTTGTGGCTCAGTTGCTCTTTTTAGAGAGTCAGGGCAACGAAGACATTACCATGTTCATTAATAGTCCTGGTGGAATGGTCACCGCTGGTATGGCTATTTACGATACTATGCAATTCATTAAGCCTGACGTTAGCACCGTTGTTATGGGTCAAGCCTGTAGTATGGGAAGTTTGCTAGCTACTGCTGGTGCGTCTGGTAAGCGTAAAATGCTACCAAGCGCCCGACACATGATTCACCAACCAAGTGGCGGTGCTGGTGGGCAAGCTACTGACATGGAAATCCAAGTTGAAGAGATTCTTAAAATGAAAAAGAATCTAACTCAAATCTACGTTAACCATAATTCAAAGGGTAAAACTTTTGAAGACTTTAAAAACGATATGGAACGTGATAAATTTATGAGTGCGCAAGAGGCCCTAGAATACGGTTTGATTGACGAAATCATAACAAAACGCCCGTAAAGTGCGTACATAATGGTACACCCTAGTATAATATAAATATACTTACTAGGAGTGTGCTATGGCCCGTCAAGCCTTTAATTGGTCCGCGTTGGATCGAAATATATTGTACTCGATGATTTACGAACTCAAATCTGAGATTGTAGATAGACGCTTACCTATAGGTGAAATTACCAGCATTATAAGTAAGCATGTTAAATCACACCTTCCAATCAAAGTTCGAAGTCACAGACACAAGCCCGTCAAACCTGGCGAAGTTTGGATCGGTGGGGCATATTATAGTGACGATGATAAGCAAGGCAAGAAACGATTTATCGAAGTTGAACTAGCATTTCCAACTACTGCTGACAGCATGAAAACTAGTTTGTATCGTTGGGAACGTATGTGTCATTTATTTGCTGATACAGTACTTCATGAAATAATCCATACTCGTCAATATCGGGCTAGAAATTTCAAAGATATTCCTGGATACGAAAGTACTGCCTACTATGCTAAAGATCGTGCTTGGCAAGAATACTACGGTCACCGAGACGAAATGGGCGCACACTCATTTAATATTGCCCAGGATATGATTGACAAGTTTGATTTTGATCCAAAGGCTATCAGAGAATATTTGGATAGTCCTGTACCAAAAAGAGTCCGCCCAAACGGTTGGGGACGTTTTATGAAGTCTTTTGAGTATGATCATACCCATCCAAAAGTAGTCCAAATGAAGCGTAAAATAATGACTCAGCTAGAAAATGCTTACTACGGCAAGCCATTTAAGACAACAAATCACTTGACTTATTGATAATTAGACAGTATAATAGTTACTTAAACAGTTAACTAAAGGTCTAATATAATGAGCGATCCTTGCTACACCGTCATTTCTTCACTCGAAGATCATCCTAGTCGTTTGAATAAAGAAGCTATTGTGTTGGCGCAGGCTGAAGCTGGTAATAACGAATTCTTTGAAGGTTGTCGCCTAGCTTTGGACCCAATGATTACTTTTGGTATTAAACAAGTTCCGGAGAAAAAAGATGAAGATGGCGCTGGGCTACCTTGGGATAGTTTTACTCTCGCTCTTACTGGCTTTGTTACACGTCAAGTTACCGGTAATACAGCACGTGATGTAATTCAAGCTATGATGAAGTCTGCTACTAAAGCAGAGTGGAATGGTTGGTATCGACGTATCCTTATCAAGGATTTGCGTTGCGGTACTAGTGAAAAAACAATTAACAAAGTAGTAGAAAAGAAATATGCTAGTTACGCTATTCCTGTATTCAGTTGTCAGCTTGCTCATGATAGTGCTAATCATGAGTCGAAGGTATCAGGCAAAAAACTCATCGAAGTTAAACTCGACGGAGTTAGAGTCATTACTATTGTACGTAGTGATGGTCGGGTGGATATGTTCAGTCGCAATGGTAAAGAACTTGTTAATTTTCCGCACATTGTAGAACAGATTAGTGCAGTGGTTAAAGCAAAATCTACAAGCAAAGATATGGATTTAGTGTTAGACGGCGAGATCATGAGCAGTAGTTTCCAAGACTTAATGACGCAAGTACACCGCAAGAGCGATGTTAAGGCCAACGATGCTATTCTTAATCTATTTGATGTATTACCATTAGAAGACTTTGAAAAAGGTACGTATGATAAAACTCAGCAGGTGCGTAGTACAATGGTTAGTTTTTGGGTTGACCAGAACAAAGACCAGTTGCCAAACGTAACAGCACTAACTAACGAACTAGTTGATTTGGATACCGATGAAGGACAAACACGTTACAAAGAAATTAATGCCAAGGCAGTAGCTGGTGGTTATGAAGGTATTATGATCAAGGATCCCGAAGCTGGATACGAATGTAAACGTAGTGTAGCATGGTTGAAACTTAAACCATTTATTGAAGTATCACTGGAGGTAGTAGATGTTGAAGAAGGAACAGGAAGAAACGTTGGACGGCTTGGAGCGATTGTCTGCCAAGGAGTCGACGATGGCAAAGCTATTCGAGTCAATGTTGGCAGTGGTTTTAGTGATAGTGATCGTGATAGCTACTGGGCTTCACGTGATTCCCTACTTGGTCAGATCGTGGAAGTGCGAGCAGACGCCGTCACCCAAAACCAAGACGGAACATACAGTTTGCGATTTCCAAGGTTCCTACGGTTCCGCGGTTTTGAAGTAGGAGAAAAGATATGACCGAAGTTAGTAGAGTAACTGCTCAAAATGCAGAAATTTATCGACAGACAGAAATTAAAAAATTAGACAAGCGTCACGAAGAACTTAGACTAGAAGAACAGCGTGTGAAGTTAAATATCAAAGCTAATGAAGAAGCAAGAGTTGAAATGAATCGCCGGATGAATCGTCCGGGACAAAATGTAGATAGGATGGCATAATGACAAACCCGTTTAGAGATCAAGAAAAATTTATGAAGGCTTGCGACCAAAGTGTTGGCAAGTTTGATGAAGGACAATTTGCCTTGTATACTAATCTTATTACCGAAGAGCACCAAGAACTTCTAGAGGCAACCCTGGCAGAAGATCAAGTAGAACAACTAGATGCGTTAATCGATATTTTAGTTGTTACTATTGGTGCTATTCATAGTATGGGAGCAGATGCCGAAGGTGCTTGGAAAGAAGTAATGACAACTAATTTTGCTAAAATTGATCACGATACTGGCAGGGTCCGCAAGCGTGAAGATGGCAAGGTACTAAAGCCAGTGGGCTGGAAGGCTCCGGAATTGGCTCAATTTATTAAAGGAGAATAATATGTTTGGAACAAATTATACAGGCGGCGACACTCTAAGTTACCGTAGTGCTAGTGAAATTAATTCGGCAATGGGTCGTGTCTACGGACACATGAGTCTTGCTGTTATTGTATCAATGTTTGTAAGTTATTTTGTGGGCACAAGCCCAGAATTGTTACAATTCTTTTTTACAGGTGTACTAAAATGGATTGTAATCTTTGCTCCGCTGGCGGCAATCTTTGGTGTTGGCTATGTGCTAGGTAATAATCCTAGTAAGGGAGTAGCACAGTTATGTCTACACGGATTCGCGGCATTGATGGGATTGAGCTTTGCTACAATCTTTGCTGTGTTCAATATGGGCAGTATTGTGTCAGCGTTCATGGGTGCGGCAATTCTATTTGGTGTTATGAGTGGATACGGTTATTTTACCAAGAAAGATCTAAGCGGACTTGGTAGTTTGTTGTTTGTTGGACTAATTGCTATTGTCATTGCTAGTATTGTCAATATCTTTATTGGCTCAACAGTAATGCAGATGGTGATCTCAACCTTGGCTATTATTATATTCCTGGGATTGACAGCATACGACACACAACGTATTCGTGAAGAACTTAGCGTAGACACCAGCCCAGCCGCTGAAGTTAGCGGAGCACTGACACTGTATATGGACTTTATAAACTTGTTCTTAAACTTGTTACAACTATTTGGCGATAGAAAATAAGATGGCACATCACACAAACTACTGGTCATGCACACCGTTCGCAGATTGGCTTCGCGGCACTAAGAAATTGAGTGCGGGTACCAGTGAAGAATGGGATGACTGGACCACTGCGGCTCAGATGAAGCACAATTTTCGTTACTGGCTAGCTGAAGAGGCCTTAGGCTATATCCAGGATTTTGTTACTTGGCCTGTTAGAAAGATCTACGATGTTAAGTATTACATCAATAACCGTTGGGTTACTCGTACTCACTCTCTTACCGCCCATGCTCGTGATATTAAGCCTGGCAACTGGTGTGATGTTGGCAATCGGTTCCTGCCATGCCTATTTAATGAGTTGGTTGATTTCGTCGAAGTTGAATCCGCTTGGTCGCACATCGCCTGGGGAGATAAGGAAGCTCGTGCTAAGTATGATCCTCCCTTTTACGCTACTGGTTGGTTCCGTTGGCGTACTTGGCGTTGCCCTCAAGCAGGTATCGATCATCTTGACTGGGCAATGACACTGACTAACACTGACTGGTGTGGCCCAGAACATCCAGACTACGGCAAGCCCACTGGACAGGCTCTCCGTGCTAAAGAACTCAAAGAGCTTTATGTGTGGTGGACTGTGACCTATCGTGCTCGTCCTGATCCATATGACGCAAGTGGTTGGACTGCCGCCTGTGAAGCACAACGTGAAGCTAACGGCGGTAAGTTGAGTTTTAGCACACCAAAAGATCCTGTGCTTAAAAAGGCCAGCGATAAGGCTCATAAGTTGCTTCAAAAGATCGAAGAGGGTTATGAAGCAGAAGATGAAGCTATGATGATTCGTCTTATTAAGGCTCGTGACAGCCTCTGGACTTAGTATTCACATCTAGAATAATTTCTCATGCGTGGAAATAAGTACAGTATGAATAAAATTATACCTATTGTAAAAGAAGTCCAAACTAAGACATTATGTGCGGTACCGTGGATGCATCTTGCGTTCGAACCAAGCGGTAAAGTTGTGCCGTGCTGTTTAACTTCGGCACATAGTTATTTTGCCGGCGACCTCAATAAAGATACTATTGAAGAGATCTGGAACAGTGATAATATGAAATCACTGAGGAAAGATATGATTAACGGCGTTGAACCAACAGTCTGCGATAAGTGTTTTAACAGAGAGAAAGTTACAGGTGAAAGTGGTCGGACTTATCAAAATAGAGACTTTCCGGAAGTATTGGAAAAGATTCCAAGTATAACATTAGAAGACGGCACTTGTACTGAAATGGAATTAAACTATTGGGATTTCCGTTTTAGTAATCTATGTAACATGAAATGTCGCAGTTGCGGACCACGTTACAGTTCAGCATGGGTACCTGATGCTAAAAAATTAGGGTATACTGATCAAGAAAAAGTTTGGAGTATTGAAAATGTTGACGAACAAACAAACTACGATTTTTTAAAGGATCAAATCAAAAACGTAAAAAGAATTTACTTTGCGGGCGGCGAACCGTTAATTATGCCCGAACATTGGCAAATCTTAGATATGTTAGTTGACAATGAAAGATTTGATGTAAAACTTTCATATAACACTAATTGCTTGACGTTAACACACGGCAAGAAAAATGTCATTGACTATTGGAAACAGTGGAAGTTTGGTAAACTTGAAGTATGGCCTAGCATTGACGAAATTGGTGATCGTGCTGAATTAATTCGGTCCGGCACAGTATGGCATAAAGTAGAAGAGAATCTAAAAGAGCTAGCTAAACACGACAACATAATCCTTCGACCTGGTATTACTACAGGCGCATGGAATGTAGCAAGACTCCCTGAAATTATTACGCATCTAACTGAAATTGGCGTTATTAAAAGTCATCCTAAATCTAAACTTATAAATTATAATAATTTTTTTATTAATCTAATTGAACATCCACCGCATTATCATGTTTCAATTTTATCAGATCAATATAGAAAAGATACTATTGAAAAATTAAATGTGTTTATAGAAACTCATAATACTAAGTACAACACTGATATAAGCAAACAGTTTACTCATATTCTACACGAATTAACAAAACCCTTTGATCTTAAATCAGCAAAACGATTTTTATCAACTACTGCGCAACTTGATAAACTTCGAGGCGAAGATACATTTAAGACAATTCCAGAAATGGAAGATGTCCAACTTAGCGTTGAGGGCGCATCGTTATGAATATATGGAAGAAAGACAAGTATTTAGAAATTACTTGTCAAGGCACTAAATCAAGAAAATTTGTAAAATTAAGATATTCAATACTTGATACTGACATCGCTGATAGATGGATTAATTTAATAAACAAAAATAACGAGCTAGGTAATACCTTACGATATAATTATAGAAAGATTCTATCAGATATTGAAATTGAAGAGCAACTAGTAGCGTTCAAATCTAATATTGAATTTATAAACAATAACTATGACCGACGGTTAACTGAGGTTGAATCTGTTGATCAATTACGCAACGATGCTGGTGTATTAAACGACCTACACGAAGAATATGAAATTTATGGCAATCGATTAGAAAAGTTTATTGCTGACGGTTATTTTGATAATCCTAAATTAAGTCCTGATTACAATACCGTGTGGCCCGGGGATGTACACGACAAAAGTGTCCACGAAGCGTTCCTAAGACTGAATGAGCAAATACATAACTTTGAAGCAATATTTAGAACTTGGAATAGGCGAGAAAAATCAATATGCACATGCCTGGCGGATTTTTTGCCCAATAAAGATCCTAAAGATGTTATGCCGGAAGACTATCTACACGAATTACTAAAGCCTGAGGATTATTTGTTATTTGACCCTGAACATAAATGGGGGTGGGTATACTTAGGTTACAACACTTTAGGCAAGCATTGGGCGAGTGCGTGTAACGATAACGACTTAGAGGCTGTTCATAGAAAAGCAATCCGACCACAAAAAAGATTTGCCGCAGAAACATATATGAGTTTTAGAGAAGATAGTCCGCACCATGCTAGGGTATCTTTATATAAATGGTGGATGGATAATAATTTTTCAGAAATTATGGATCCGCGAATGAGGCTGGAAGACCTTGCTCTTGGGTTTATCCCTGTTGGTGCTTTAAACAGCTATTCTTTTGACAGCACAGTTTATACATTTGCTACAGCTATTACAGATACTAAAGACTGGAATCTAAATGTGTGGAGTAAGTTTAATCATATTTCAGATATTAGGATAGTAGATAATGAGTTTTGAATTTCCAAATGAACTTTTAGAATTTTACAACACAAACAAAGAGCTTAATAGTTCAGTTCATTCATCTGTTGTTGAATCACAAAAGGATGTCGAGTGTGCGTATTATCCTGTAAAGTTTAATTTTGATACCGCTCTTTTTTTAAAAGAATGTCAAAGTGTAGATCATTTATACTTTGATCATAGAAGCCAAGATAAAAAGTCTGGGTACGGCCATTTTGGCTGGCAAAGTCTTACATTACACGGCATTGATAAACATAAGACTGAACATTATACAAAATATGGATTTACTAGTTTAGAAGAAGCAAATTATTGTTGGACCGATGTATGCGAGTTAGTCCCTAACTTACATAAATTTTTAAGCAATTTACCTTATAAACTATTTGATCGTGTTAGAATAATGCGTCTTGCGCCAGGTGGATATATAATGCCACATACTGATAATAAAAATCAAAGAGCATTTAGTCCTCTTAACATTGCTATTAACAATCCTACAGGCTGTCAATTTGTATTCAAAGATAAAGGAATAGTTCCGTTTGAAGCTGGGACTGGCATGATATTAGATGTTGGGCGCGATCACATTGTTATCAACAATAGCAATGAAGTTAGATATCATATTATTGTCCATGGACATTACACACAAGAGTTTTTTAACTTATGACAAAACCACAGCATACTAAAATTTACAAGAGATTGAATTTTTTCGGAAATAAACGGCCACTGTTTGCTATTGTCGATCAAGCTAACGTAAAACTTAAACATCCAGGGTTGTTTCAACGGATGCACGACTATACGTATACAAAGACTAGCAGATGTACAACCCATTATCCTAACGATTTAAAATCGTTTGATACCGTAGACGATGCAATGTTGTACGCAGATAAAAATAATTATGACGTAGTGTTAATACAATCAATTGGGAATATTATTAGATTTAACGTCTTGCTAGAGCATCTAGCAACTTATTATAATGATAACCCTGATTTTTATCTAGTTGCGTTTACCCTTGACTGGTTTCCAGAAAGAGGAGTAGGATGGATAGAATGCCATCATCAAATGATGTTTGTTAATGTAGCAACTTGGAAAAAGGTTGGATCACCAGAATTTGGTAAGTGGGAAACCGTTACTGAAGAGTTGCCTGTGTATAGTCGTTCCGAAGAAAACTTCCATGACAAATATACACCTTACTGGATCAAGGGAGAACCGGGTACAGTTACTAGTACCCGAACTGCTCAGGGGTGGGGATTTATTAAGGCTGGGTTAAGTCACGGACTTAAAATTGATAATTTTACTCAGGAGATGAGAGACTGTCGATTGTTTGTGTACCCAGAAACCGACAGCGATAACTTATTTAAATCAACAACAGATAAAGACTTTACACGATTAACTAATCCTAATCAAAAGAAATGGATTAAGTCGCTAACTAAAGATATTCCAATATGGGTGTTTAATAGTGAGAATTACAGATTTGAAGTTTCTTTAAAAGGTATCAAGTCATACTTTGGTCCAGCTGCAGGTTTTAAGTATTTAGACTTACTGCTGTATAATAAACGATGTAAATTTATTTTTTACGATTACAATCAATTAAGTTTAGACTGGCTACAGCATTTGGTAGAAAACTGGGACGGTCACGACATTGTTACGTTTTTAAATAATCAAGATGATAGTTTTAAATCTAAATTTAGATTTGTTCACGGCAATTTTGAAAGCAATGAAGCATTGTTACATCGACAATTTGGCGGTGAAGAACATTTTAAAGAGTTGTGGCAACGATTTAAAGAGTGCGACATAAAATTTGCTCAGTGTAATTTATATGACCCTGAAAGTGTTAAAAAATTACTAGTTCGATCACAACACGAAGAAGTATTCTTTTATTACAGCAACATTTTTTCTACAGATTTTTTGTTTGTTGATCATACTATTGAAGAAGTTACTGAAATATACAACACGTTTAAAAAGACAGTTATAGATAGATTTCAAATAGGAGTGTTGTTTGGAACAGACGAAGTAGGCAAATGGAAAATCGATAATCAAGATAGTAAAACTGATCATAAAAATTTAGTATTAGCTGATGCGTCTATGAACTTTGCCTATGTAGATGGTGAAACACTTCATACTACATCAAGAAATAATTGGAAGGGTTGGCATTGTAGTACCGGCCTTAATTCGATATATATAGACTTTGATGGCAATGTGTGGCGCGGCACTTGCCGAGTTGGCGGGTTTGTTGGTAATGTACACGTAGCAACAGGATTAGACCAAGGAATTTATTTAAAAGCTGGCAATTGGGTCACTTGTACAAAAACATTATGTTCTTGTGCTGCAGATATGAATACTCCAAAGGTAAAAAAAGTTGAGCACATAGCAACTTTTTTTCCTACTCTTAAAACTAGAGCCCGTGTTAAATTACTCAACCCGGTCCCAGAAAGTAGTATCCAACCTGAAATAATTTTTTCTAAGGACTTTCATAGACATAAGTTTATTTCATGGGATCTAGGAAGACGTTGTAATTTTGATTGTTGGTACTGTAGTAAAAACAGTCACAACAATTATGAACAGCAAAAAAATTTAATAGAGCTTACTCATGCTTATGAAAATTTAAATAAGTATTGGATTGAAGATGTTAAGGCCAAATTTAGTTTTACTGGAGGCGAACCTGCGATCTATAAAGATTATTTGCCGTTTGTTAAAATGTTACGAGAAAAAGGTCATACTATTTCTACAACAACTAACGGTAGCGCAACAGAACAATATTACGCAGAGTTAGCACAGTACAGTAGTATAACATTTAGCATTCATTTAAGATACGTTGAAAAATTTGGATTAGAAAAATTTACCAAAGCGGTTAGAGGAGCAGTAGATGCTGTTCTAAAAGCTAGAACAGACGGCGGTCCGGCATCGTCAATGTGGATTGGTGTACGGATTATGTTGGAGCCTGGATATAAAGATCTAGCAGAAAAATGTTATAACGAGTTTAAACAGTTGTTCCCATCTCTAAACAGTGTAGCAGTACAAGGTCTCCATGATCAAAATGCCGAACAAAAAATAAAAGTTTACGCAACAGAAGAAATGGATTGGATGATTAATGCAAACAGATAACGGAGCAATGTGTTTGCTACCCTGGGATAGCATTGCTATTAGAGCAGGTGGTAGGGCGGAACCTTGTTGTAGATTTTGGCCTTCCACAGAATTTTTGGAAGGCAGTACAGTATCAATTGATTTTAGAAAATCAACACCCTGGCGTGAACTACAGGAAGACATGCTATCTGGTAAAAAAAATACAGCATGTCAGCAATGTTATAAACAAGAAGATGCTGGTGGTATGAGTACAAGAACTTATAGTTTACAAGATACTGAATTACCCACCACAACAGAATTACGTCATATTAAAATGTTAGATATTGCTTTTAGTAACTTGTGTAATCTTGCGTGTGTCAGTTGTAGTAGACAATACTCAACAACATGGGGTACTGAAGATTATAAAGCAGGCAGGATAGGAAAAGAAATAAAAGTTCTTATAGATCACCCGACCTCAATAGTTGACAACTTAGATTTAAGTCAGTTAACTACACTAAAGATATTTGGCGGTGAGCCGTTTATGGATCAGGATAGATTTATTCATCTTATGAAAAAATTAGATTTATCTAAGATTAAACTATTAGTATCGACAAACGGAACTAGTTTACCGAATAGCGAATTAAAATCGTTAATGGATCAATGTGCTTCAATATATTTGGATGTAAGTTTAGATGGTCTAGGATCTGTGAATGATTGGTATCGTTGGCCAAGCAAATTTACAGAAGTACAACAAGTGATGGATCAATATAACGAATGGTGGGGCACAAAAGACAATGTTACACTAACCATACATAGCGTTATCAGCGTTTATAATATTTTTACATTAGACCAATTTATTATGTTTATGACTAATAATTATCCCAAATGGGAGTTAGATTGGGACTGGGTATCTGGAAGAGAATGGCAAATGTTATCAATTATTCCGCCGAATCAAAAAATATTGTTAACAAGACAACTAACAGAGTGGGAATCTACTATACAAGGTAATTGGAATATAGACAAGGGTAATCCATTTAAAAGATCAATAGTTGAATTGTTAAAGACTCCAAAAAGTGATATCAAAGAATTTTGGGAAAGATCGTTATCATTAGCCAAAGAACGTAATCTAGATATACTCAAAATGGTTCCGGATATTACTAGATTGCTTGAAGACTCGGTTGACAATGCCTCAGAATGAACGTATAATACATGTATTGCTAAACAAACAGGAGTAGAAATGGCGACTAAAGCACCCACAAAAAAGACCCGTGTAACTAAGGCCCAAGTTACAGCACATCGTACTCGTGCTGTTAAAGACCATAGTCCAGTTTGGGAAGGTTGCGAAACTTGGGATGACGCTACGTTCCATCGTCATTTTAAACGCTCAATGGACTACTATCGTTTGGAAAGTGACATTAAAAGTTACAAGCCTGCCGTTGCCAAATGGATGGAAACTGTTGGCTGTACCAAAGCTGACATTACAGCGTTCAAGAAAGTTAAAGATTCACGTGTTGGCACAACAATGGGAGCAGTTGCCTGTTGTTTGAATCGAGGTATGACTCCGCAACGTGCCGACTTTAATCAAGGTCGTGACACTGCCGCTTGGTTGCGAGCAGAGATTGTTAAAGTTATTACCGAAGGTAAAAACGATATCGACCCAGAAGTTGCTGCCGCTGAAAAAGAAGCCGCAAAAGCAGATGTATATACTCCGAGTATTCAAGAACGAGTACGTGAAGCGGCTATGCGTATGACTGAAGAAATTGAAAACGCTATTGAATCGTTTCAAACTGACGCAGAAACGTTTGATCCAAAATCATTTAAAATGCTTAACTTGCTCAAAGCTGTAGAAGCAAAGGCCGCTCACGCTCGTATTATTAAAGAGTTTTATTCTAAAGACTTAGCCGAGTTAGAAGAGCTTGCTAGCGGTAAAGCTGACGAGCAGTTGCGCGAAGGATACTCACATCGCAGTAAAAAGCAGATTAAGAATTTAATTGCTTTCTATCAAGAGATCATGGCGGCTTGTACTATGTTGGCACAAGAAGCTAAGGTTAATCGTGCGCCACGTGCTAAGAAAGCTGTTCCGGCAGAAAAGATTGTTAGTAAGCTCAAATACATGAAAACTAACGAGCCGTTAAAACTTGTAAGTATTAATCCTACAGACATTGTAGGGGCTACAGAATTGTGGGTTTATAACTCTAAAAGTCGTAAACTAGGCAAATATGTTGCTGCCGAGTACCAAACACTCAGTGTGAAGGGTACTACAATTATTGGGTTTAACGAAACTACCAGTGTGTGTAAAACACTTCGCAAGCCAGAAGAGAAACTTAAAGAGTTCAAGGCCGCAGGCAAGGTACAGTTGCGTAAGTTCTTAGACGACATTAACGCTACAGACACTAAAATGAACGGTCGCTTAAACGAAGAAATTATTCTACTTAAAGTAGTATAAGGGTTAGCAAAACATGGATAAATACTCGAAAGAGAGTATTATCCATGACCAACTTGCTTACTATCCAAGACGATAAAATTGTTATAAAAACCTTAGTTTTAGAATCAACTTCGGGTGCGATAACACATGACGGAACACTTACTGTTAGTAGCGACCTCGCTGTAGGTGGTACTATAACAGCCGGTACCGTTAAAGTTAAAAACTTAATTACAGAATCCGGTACAATTGAAGGTGTTGGTCAGTGGACTGTTAACACCGAAGAAGAACTAAACGGCAAGGGATTAGGTTGGACTTGGGGTCTGGGTAATGTACAGCTAATTTATAAAAACGGTGGCAGAGTTTGGACCAACGGGGACATTGACCTTAACCGTGATAAGTCTTATAAAATTGATAACACCACTGTTATTGGCCTAACTCAACTAGGTACACAAGTTAAAAAGAGTAGCTTAACAGAAGTTGGTAATTTAAAGAAATTAGCCGTAGACGGTGATGCTACTATTGGTGAGTTTGCGTTCTTTAACTCATCAGTTAATCGTGTTGGAATTAACATTGAAAACCCACACGGTGTCCTAAGCATTGTTGAAAACGATGTTGAAATCATTATCGATTCTCCAAGTGTAGGATTGGCCACTGTTGGAACTTATACCAATCACGACCTAGCCTTAGTAACAGATAATACTGCTCGAATTACTGTAAAAAATGATGGTGAGGTTCACATTGGTGAAGAACGTTATAAAAACGGTGTGTTACGTGTATACGGAACACTGTTTGCTGAAAACATAATTTCTGATACTAGATTAGAAAAATCAACGTCATTAGAATTTAGAGCAACCGGCGATGATAACATTTATGGAAAAGGCCTAGTATGGTTGGGTAACGGCACAGCAAAACAACTAACAATTCAAGCCAACCCCGATAGACTACTATCCACAGAATCATTAGAACTAGCACAAGATAAACAATATTATATTAACGGTTCCGTTGTATTATCCGCACACGGACTTGGGCCAAATGTAACAGAATCTAACTTAACAGCAGTTGGCGCACTAACATCA